CTTTCGATATGCACTCCGCGCCCTAGTCGGCGGAGACGTTGTGAAAGTACAGGAGAGGCCATCGCCTCATGACACCATGATACCACGCCAGGGGCCGCCGTGCGCGCCTGGCGATGGGTACCCACCGGCTGAAGACGTTGGGGCCGCTGGAAAGCCACACAGCGATATCTCTGCTGCGTCGAGAAACATATCTATGCTGCGCCCAGAAGCATGAGAGAAAGAGACGCCAGAAGACTGGGGCCGCTAGCTTGCGGGCATAAGCAAGCCAGAAGCCGGAGTGCCACGTACACGTACACGTACATAGGTGTGGAGCAGAACGGATCGATTGCAGTCCGCCGGGCAGTTTCAACAACGACTTAGGACTTCGGCTAAATTTAGCCCGGGCTCTAAAAATTTCCACCACCGGCGCCCGAAACATATACTGTTCTTGTAAGGAAAGGAGGTCACTGGGATGACAGCCATAGACTGCTTTCTTCTCGAACCTACGGATCGTGCGGCTCGCTACCTACGCCGGTATCGCTCTACTGCTGCCGGCGAGACACACTACCACTCCGCGATGACCAGAGTCGGAGACGCGGCTGCCAAGAGCCCAACAAGGCCGGCGGAACCGGATGAGTACCAGGATGAGCACTGGCCCGCTGCGTGTGAGTGTGGTGAGCCGTTCGCAGACGACGACAACTGGCAGATCTTCCATAGGACAATCTACCGACGTGTTGACACCGGTGATGAGCTGACGCTGGACGATGCCCCGGTGGGAGCCATGTGGTACGCCGACTGGATGCTCCCGCAGTGGGCTGGCCCGGACGGGCGCTGCCTCATGGTGAAGACGCCCGGCGGCGACTGGTGCATCGATGGGCCAGCAACGGGGGGCGGGCGCTGGCAGCGATCCGGCGTGCCTCCGAACGCCACAGCGTCGCCGTCGATTGGAAAGCAGTCACCTGATGGTGGGTGGCTCTACCATGGCTGGCTCAGAGATGGTCAACTGGTAGACGCCTGATTGGGGGTCGAAGGGATGTTCTTCTGGTGGGGACTGGCGATCGGTTTCTGGAGCGGCTTTGTAGCCGGTCTGTACTACGTCAAGCCTCCGGATCGCGCGGACTACGACCAGGTCTTGGAGGTTGACGAGGGTGCCATCTGCTACAACTAGCGCCCGACCGATACGTAGCCTGCCAGCACCAGCACAATGAAGATGACGATCAAGACTAGCCAGATATTACCGTTCATTTCGCTCCCCCCGCTACAATCAGATTCAGTATGCCAGCTGCCATCATTAGGATGACAGCTACGAGCAGTCCTACCAACAGTCGGTTGAAGTAGTTCATCCGGGTGTCAACCATCTTCTCTGTTTGCTCTGTTTTATCACTCACCCACTTCTCAAATGCCTCCCACACCTCACGAGGCACGAACCGAACACGCACGTCATTCAGTTTCTCGTCTCTGACCGCCTGTGCCTCCTTCTCGACCTCGATGGTAGCCTCAATCGTCTTGAAGGCCTGCTCCCTCAGCTCGCGCTCGTGGTGGACAGCATCTTCTAGGCGGGACAACTCCGAGTTGAACAGCTTTTCCAGGTTGTAAAGCTGATCCTTCACGGACATGCCGTACTGGTTGACCATTTTGCCGTTTGGCACGTCATCCTCATTAGCCATGTGCTTATGCATCCCTCCTATCACCTAGCATAATATGAGGGGTGACTTTGCTGGTAATTTTGCCCCCGAAGGACGGGCTCACCGATACTAGACCCAGAGGTTACAGCGTAGTGACTCAAGTCAGACCAGAGGTTTCCCAAGCCTTGGCCCCCCTCACGGGGCTGGCCGAAGGTGCGTCGCAGGATGGTGATCTCTATCGTCTCATCCGCAGCGAGGATGGCTTCGAAGCCTTCATTGATGAGGTCATCAGGGACCAACGTGGCCGCAAGCTCAAGCTACAGCCTGTCCACCATCGGATCATCGCCGCGCTCAAGGAGAAGCGAAAGCTTGTTGTCAACGTTTTCCGTGGTGGTGGTAAGAGCACCCTGATAACCGTGGCCTATGTCGCTTGGCGCATTGGCTGTAACCGTGACATACGTGTCATCATCGCCTGCAAGAACGAGTCGCTAGCCAAGGAGATGATGGATAGCGTAGTGCAGATCATGGCAAGAGAGTCGTACATCAAAATCTTCGGAAACCTGATCCCGGCCCCCCGCACACAGCGCTGGAACGACACAGAGAAGGTTGTCTCTGGCAGGTCCGAGTTTGCTACAGGTCTCACTCTCTTCGCCATTGGTACCGGTGGTGCCGTGGCCGGCCGTAGGGCTGATCTGGTTGTCGCCGACGACGTAGTCGATGCGGAGAACAGCGCTACCGTCATTCAGCGCGGTCACCTGTCCACCTGGTTCTTCACGGAGCTGGAGCCAACAGTAGAGCCGGAGGGACAGGGCGAAGAGGGAGAAGAGCCGGTAGAGGACACCTCACTTGGTCAGATGTGCGTGGTCGGTACTCGCCGCCACTTCAAGGATCTCTATGCCGAACTCAGGGAGACGTGGTCGAAGCGGCACAAAGACGAGTTCAGCTACCTACTCCTCCCTGTTCTGTACAAGGATGAGAAGGACGAGTGGCAGTCGGCATGGCCAGAGCGCTTCTCTGTTCCGTTCCTTCTTGCTTGGCGTGAGGCTAAGCCACTCGAGTTTGCCGAGCAGATGCAGAACGACCCGGTCGACACCACGCTGGCCTTCTTGCAGCTGGCTTGGCTCAACGAGAACCTCATCGACACCCATGAGATCCCGGGCTACGATCCGCTCCAGCCTCTGCTGCCGGCTACGAAGTTCTTGGTCTACTTCGGGGTGGACCCGAGCTGGTCCAACTCTGCTACGGCTGACTTCGCTGTCATCTGTATCGGTCTCAAGGATCCTGACAAGAACATCGTCTACGTGGTAGACATGATCAGGGAGAGGGCTGATCCTGATCGTCTCTGGGAAATGGTATCCATGCACGCCCGGCGCTGGCAGCCAACACTGATCAACATGGAAGCCAACGCAGCCCAGTCCTTCCTCGTCAAGAAGCAGCAGGAGAAGACGTTCTTCAACATCAACCCGGTCATCACCAGTGGCGGCAAGACCCAACGCTTTGTCCACATGTCGACCTACTTCACTATGCACCGTGTCCGTCTGGCTGCTACCAAGCAGGATGACGGCCTTCTCGTGCCGGTATCCTCTCTCGACCCGCTCTTCTACGAATGGTCCACCTTCCGCGGCGATCGCACCACCGACCACGATGACTGCCTCGACGCTCTCGACTTCATGCTCAAGGCCGCAGCCTACGGAGCCTCCCCCATAGACATGGTCTACGATCCCAGCGAGGGTGCTTGGCTAATGGAGAAGGAAGGTGAGGACGGAACGGGTAAGGAGATCTACTTGGCTCCTGCAGTGCAGGGTCCTGCCTGCGCTCTGTGTGGTGCAACGGAAGACAATCTCTATAGACGTGGCGAGGGTACGGTTTGCGGGGCATGTAGCCGGCGCCAGCTCATAGATGTCCGCGGCCGCGACTTCGAGCGGATTAGGAGACACTTCTTAGTGGGTTGACGTCTGCCCAGTTTTAGTCTATTGTTCCAGCCACGGAGCTACAGCTGGAACGGTAAAGGAGAAGAGGACATGGCCGCAAACACCAAGCCAGGTATGGGTGGTGGGCAAACCGTTCGAGCAGGTGATACACGCACAGTCATCGAAGAGAGTGGCACGTTCGCTCTCAGGAAGGGTTCTGGCAAGCTAGCCAGGGTCATCGTCTGGGATGCTGGCTCTGGCTGGACCCTTGCCGTCTATGACGATCCCTCTGCTGCCAATGCCCAAGTCTGGGCGTGGGCAACTGCGGACGGGAAGGGTACTTTCGACCTAGAGATTCCCCTTGCCGATGGCTTGTATGTGGTTACAGCCAGCGGCACTCCTGGCAGCCTGACCATCGTGTGGTCCTAGAGAGATGTGGACCCCTCTCTCTGCGATTCGGGTGTGGGTGCGCCGGCAAGCCCTGGCAGAACTCCTTGCCTTCACTAACAGCACCAAGAAGACTCTGGACAAGGAGCTCCAGCGTCTTGCTGAGGGCTGGGCCTCTGATATCTACCCCATCGACGAGAACCATGCCCGGCCGGCGGTGGACCAAGAGATCGAGATTCTCGACCGTGCCTTCCGCAAGCCCGTCGTGATCGGTGGGCACATTGATGCTACCGATCTGGTGGCCGGTGATAAGTGCCGGGTCAAGGTTCTCATTTCTCTCCGAGACGATGATGACAAGTTGACGCCACTCATAGATAGGGAATACTCTGGGCCCATGGAGGACTGCATCAGCTTCGAGGAACAGATGGTCTCGGGCCGGGTGAGAATCCTCTACAGCCATGTCCTAGGCAAGCCGAAGACAGTCTTCTGGAGGCTGTACGCTCGTAAGTAAACAATGCCACGTCTACGCTCGTCCACAGCAGAGGCGCCGGAAGATATCCGAGAGGCTCTACCGGCAGTTGTTGGTATGGACAGCGACGAGGCAGCCTGGCGCCCGTACGGCATGCAGAACAAGCAGGATCTTCCCCCGCTTGATCAGATCATGCAGTCCAAGATCGGTCGCTTCAACTATCTGCGTACCGCGGTCGGTCACCGTCTCCTCGAACTCATGCGGGACTACATCATGGGGGGAGATGTAGGCTTCATGATCCGAGCCAAGGATCCAGGTGTGCAGGATGTCATAGATCGACACTGGAAGGACCCCTGGAACGACTGGAAGCGACACCTACCACAGTACATCCTAGATCTCTCCCAGGACGGAGAGCTGGTGATGCCCATTGTGGTCAGCCGGGGCGACACTCTCATGGGCAAGATCGACCCGCAGATCATTAAGAGCACGATGGCCGAGCCGTTCCACAACAACAAGATGCGCAGCATTGTCGTCCGCGGTGGTCCGTACGTGGATGACGTGACGATGCGGGTCATCGCTCTGGACAGGGATCCAGCTAGTCCCACCTTCCTGCGCCGCATTGGCGATGTCTTCTTCTGGGCTGTGAACAGAGTCAGCGGTGGCACTCGTGGTGTCTCTGACCTGTTTGCCCTCAACGACTTCATCGATCAGCTGGATCGCTTCATGTATGCCCGGGCTCGCAACGCTGAGCTGAGGAATACCTACAACTGGGATGTTACGATCACCGGCGCCGGCGAGGCTGAGATCGTCAAGTTCCTGCAAGCGCAGCAGAAGAACCCGCTCGGTCCGGGCAGCATACGAGCCCATAACGATGCGGTCAAATGGGACTCTGTCCGTCCTGATACGCAGGCAGATGATGCCTCTGCTGAGGGTGCTAACTTGCTTGGCTACATCCTGTTCGGCTTCGGCATCCCACCAACGGCCACAGGTATCATCGCCGCAGCTCGTACTGCTCTAGCAGAGCAGATCGATCTTCTCTACAAGACCTTCTCCAGCCGGGCCGATGAGATCAGCAACATCGTTACGGATGTCTTCCAGTTCGTCATCGACCAAGCGATCATTAGCGGTCGGCTGTCTTCGGATGTAGACACATCGTTCAAGGTGATCAAGCCGCGTATTGCGATCAGGGATGTCCAACGCACAGGAGGAGCGTTGGCACGAGTCGGTCAGTTCTTCACCGGTCTAGAGGTCGCACAGATCTACAGCAAAGAAGAAGTTCGGGCCATCATGGACATTTATCTCTCTTCCCTAGGCTTTGAGATACCAGACAAGAAGGAGATGGAATTTGAGGGGGAAGAGGACACAGTCGTCCCAGCGTTGCGCTCTGATAACGGGAGCGGGAGGTCAAGACGGGCCGTACCTCGCAAATCACCTGCACGGGCAGGGGTATGAGGTATGGGGGACCGTACATCCGCTCGAAGACTCTAGTCTAACCTCCATACGCGCTCCCAACCTACACATTCTTCCTACGGATGTAGCAGATCCTATCTCGCTGCGTCGCACATTGGTAGGGGTGAACCCGGACGAGATCTACGCCTTAGCTGCTGTCAGTTCCCCTGCTGCGGCCGAGAGCCATCCCATCTTCTCTCTCCAGTCCTCGGTTGACAGCATCCTCCTGGTTCTGGAATGGATGCGGGAGGTTAATCCCAAGGCAAGGCTGTTCTATGCCTCCTCGGCAGCAATCTTCGGCAGTGAGCCACCGCCACAATCAGAGCGGACACCACGGGTTCCCAGCAGTTTCTATGGTCTGATTAAGGCCACTTGCCACGACATGGTTCGCATCTACCGAGAGCGCTACGGCCTTTACTGTGTGAACGGAATCCTCTTCAACCACGAGAGTGTGTGGAGACCCTCTGGCTATGTCACGAGGAAGATAACTATGGCCGCGGCTCGTGTTGCTAAGGAGGGCAAGGGAGAGCTGGTGCTGGGTGATCTGTCAGCTGTACGAGACTGGGGCTACGCTGGCGACTTCGCCCGGGCTATGTGTCTCCTTCTTTGGCCGGATGAACCTCGGGATGTGGTTATTGGAACTGGCCACGGTCATACCATTGCGGACCTGCTTCGAATAGCATTCAACTTGGTGGGTAAGGACTACAGGGATCATGTCAAGACCGAGTCATCACTGATGCGTCCCTCGGACACTCTAATAGCCGATCCTGCGCTCCTGTCCTCTGAGTTAGACTGGCAGACCGAGGTTTTCCTACCCGAGCTTGTCTGGCACATGATCTCTGCTGACCTAGATCGTCTTCATGGAAGAAGCGAGCAGCAGATAGCAGAGGCCGAGCTCCGCGGCGAGTACTTGCCGGTATGAAGATCCTCTACTTGGGCGGCCACTGGATCAACGAGTACGAGGACCTGAAACTCTTCAGGGAGATCGGTGTCGATGTCTGCTCTCCCTTTGGTGTCTACCGCGATCCTGAGAGGCCAAAGCCCATGGACCATCCGAGCTGGGGACCGAGCTGGTGGACCGAGGTAGAGGGTGGATACCGTCCCCCGCTCCCGGACAACGGTCATGCAGATGTCGTAGCTTTGGCTCGTCGCCATCCTCAGAATGCCTTGCCAAGACAGGTCTTCGAGCCCTTCGACATGGTTATCATCTTGGGGGTTGTCGATTGGCTTACTGGCAATTGGAAGGCAATGCGAGGCAAGAAGGTGGTCTGGCGCTGCAACGGGCAGAGTGCAGACTTTGTCGAGAAGATGCTGCAGCCGCTACGCGACGAGGGTCTTCTCATAGTACGTTGCTCTCCCACAGAGCTGGGTATTGGCGGTCGCGCTAACCTAGGCGCCGATGCTGTAATCCGCTGCTACAACGATCCGGAAGACTGGCATGGCTGGACGGGCGAGGACTGCCATGTTCTCTGTGTCTGTTCGAAGATGGCCGGCCGTCCGGTCGAATGTAATCAGCACGCGTTCCAGCTGGCCACCAACGGCCTACCCAGAGTGCTCTATGGTCCTGGCAACGAAGGTCTAGCCTACAACCGCGGCGCGGTCTCTTTCGAAGAGCTGCAGCGTCTCTATCGTAGAGCTCGAGTCTTCTTTGCGGTCAACACACAGCCCTCTCCCTACACTGGCACCTTCCGCGAGGCATGGATGACCGGTACACCAGTAGTTGCCCTCGGTCCTAAGTACGGAAATCGCCCAGGTATGGACACCTATGAACTACACACGTTGATTGAGGATGGCATCACTGGCTTCTGGTCTGATGATCTCAATAAGCTTCGAGGTGCGGCTGTACGTCTCCTAGAGGACCCAGACTTGGCTGCCAAGGTTGGTGCTGCTGGTAGGGCAAGAGCCATTGAGGTCTTCGGCAGGGAGAAGATCCAGCAGCAGTGGCAGAAGTTCTTCGAGCACTTTGCGCCATGAGCTACGATGAGGTTATTCCCTACGAGCCTTGGTGTGCTCCCGAGCTTCCTGAGAAGGGGGACATTGCTCTGGACATCGGTGCCTGCTTGGGCATCTACACTCTTGGTCTCGCTCGGACTCACCGGCAGGTATGGGCGTTTGAGCCCAATCCCGATGCCTTCGTTCAGCTGACCAAGAACACATCTCAGAAGGCCAACGTGATTCGCTGCAACTTTGCCCTCTCGTCTGAGTATGGCTATCTGAGGTTGTACACGTACCTATATGGTCCAGGATTGACCAGTGACACGGTGTTGCCAGGAGTGGAGAGAGGGGCTCCCATCGGCAATTTCTACACGGCCGCTGTTCCGCTAGATGTTCTTTCCTTCGATGGTCACGTGTCGTTTGTGAAGATGGATACAGAAGGAGCGGAGCTGCGCATTCTGCAAGGTGCTCGATCCCTTCTCGCTACGCACCACCCCGAGCTGCTCATAGAGACTCACGGGAATGTACCAGCTGTTAGAGCCCTGCTTGAAGAGTACGGCTATCGTACACGGGTGGTTCGCTATGCCTTTGACGAGGGTACTCCCCACCACGATGACTACCTGTGGTTGGCAGCCAAATGAAGCTCCTAATGCTCTACGGCAACCCCGCTGCCCACTACGACGATTACCGCCTGTTTACGGATCTTGGTTTCGAGGTAGCCTCTCCCTTCAAGCGCCTCGGGCAGCCTTGGCTGATCCACCGCCCAGAGATCGCGGAGCCAGAGGAGTTTTCCTACCTCCAAGACATCATGCGGAGGATACCAGGGCTCAGGGAGCCGCGAGAGGAGTACCTGCAGGACAAAGGTCTAGACGAGTATGGTGCCCCGCTGGCCCTGCCACCAGACTTCTTCGCAGGCTTCGACGTCGTTGTTGTTCTGCTAGTCAGCAACTGGGTTGTGCGCTACTGGCCGAGCATGACCGAGAACAGTAAGCGGCCGCTCATCATCTGGCGCTCCGGAGAAGGCATGCCTTGGCAGGACTACAACCTGCGGTTTTTCCGACAGCGCGGGTTGAAGGTAGTACGAAGTTCTGTGACCGAGAGAACCATCCCACACAACATAGGTACAGATGCCGTAATCCGCTGGTCTACGGATCCAAACGAGTGGAAGGGTTGGGATGGAACAGGTAAGCACGTCCTTGTCGTAAGCCGCTGCATCAACAGAGACAATCGACAGTGTGAGGAAGTGCTTCAGCTTGCAGATAGATTCACCGTACGCGTTGTTGGTCCAGGCAATGATGGTGATGGTCGTTTCTATCCTGTAGGCCAAAGGACGTACAACCGTCTCCGCCGCGACTATCGGAAGGCCCGAGTCTACTTCGATGCCAATGCCAAGCCGGCGCCGTATACCGGTACTTTTCGTGAAGCATGGATGACCGGTACACCGGTAGTTGCTGTGGGTCCGCAGCGTGGTGGATGGAGAGGACTGGGCACCTACGAACTTCCAGAGCTGATCGAGGATGGTGTCAACGGCTTCTGCTCTGATGACATGGGTGAGCTCGAATCAGACATTAGCCGGCTCCTTGATGATCAGGATCTTGCTCGGAGGATAGGTGAAGCTGGCAGAAAGAGAGCCACAGAGATCTTCGGCCGTGAGGTAGTAACAGAGGATTGGCGTAGATTCTTCGGGAGGTATCTGACTTGAGACCACCCACTGTCTGCATCGGCAGCATGTTCTGGAACTCATCCAAGCGTGGAGACTTGTGGCGCTACTACGAGCAGGCCAAGGCTCTAGACTACCCTGCCGAGTACCTGCGCTTCTGTCTAGTTGAGGGCAACAGCGACGATGACACCTTCCAGCGTCTCCAGCAGATGGCTGCGGAGTTGCCGTATGTGGAGGTAGCCAAGTTCGATGCTCCCCGTGCCCCCTCTGGCTATGCGGAGATCACACCGGAGAGGCTGGCCCGGGTCTCGGTGGTAGCGAACAGGGCTATCAACATGGCGCTTCTCGACGGACCATGCGACTACTTCCTCTGGCTGGAGTCTGACCTGATCTGGGGATCTGAGCTCCTGCAGAATCTTCTGGAGACCAAGGATATATTCTCAGATGGCGACATCACTGCCCCGCTCGTTCTCGTCCATGACTCAGATACCTTCTACGATGTCTGGGCCTTCCGCCAAGGGTATGAGCAAGTCAACAGGCAGGGCGGCACGTATGGTCCTGGCTGCTTCAACTGGGAGCCTCCCTATCACCCCTGCGTCTCCCTCGATAATCCCTTCGAAGTAGACTCTGCCGGCACTTGTCTGCTCATACCAGCAGCCACGCTTCGGGAAGGTGTCAGGTTCACATCAGACGAGGCGATCGTGGGCTTGTGTAAGATGGCTACCGCCCGCGGCCATATGATCTGGGTAGATCCGGAGGTGATAGTGTGGCACCCGAGATAACTGTCTGCTCTTTCTCCGTTTGCAGGCATCAGTGGCTGTCCCAGCTCAAGGAGTTCAGAAACAGTCTCTCTGCTGTGGACCGAGAACATTTCTCCTTCCTTGAGGACGATCGTCTCGGGGGAGGGCCTGGCGATTGCTTTCTGCTCACCGACGACCACCGCAGTGTTCTTGCTTTCGGTCACCTCACGTACTTCCCCGGGGAGACGAAGAAGCACGTAGCCAGGCTGGGTGTTGCCGTGCGTCCCAACTCGCGTCGGCAAGGCTGGGCAGAGGATCTGTGCCGGAGGATGATGGAGCATGCCCGCTCTCTCAGTCTGCACAAGATTTGGCTCTCGGTTCACAGTGAGAACCATGCTGCCATTGCTCTCTACGATAAGCTGGGGTTTACCGTTGAGGGGGTATTCACGGACGAGGAGATCACTTCTGTAGGAGAGTACCGGGATGTTCTCTCGATGTCTTGCTTCCTGCGTGAGGAGGACAGCCCTAGCAAGCACATAGCGTGGTGCGAGCCAGACTGGGGTGAGGGCACGGCGGCGGGCATCAAGGTTCTCTCCTCTGGTTGGCTCACCCAAGGTCGCAAGGTGAGAGAGCTGGAGGATAGGCTCCAGCACATGTTTGAGAACCGAGCAGTCTGCGTTTCCTCTGGGACGATGGCCCTCCTCCTCATGGCACAGGTAGCCAAGATGCAAGGATGCAAGCGCGTGGTGCTCCCTGCGCTGAGCTTCGCAGCTACCGCGGCGCCACTTCTCTTCCTTGGGCTGGAGCCGCTCTATGTCGATGTGGATCTGGACACTGCCCTGATGGACAGGGAGCAGGCTGACTTCCTGCTTACTCGCTACGAGGATGCTGGTCTGCTAGCCGTTCATATTGGTGGTGCCCATGTTGATCGGGGCTGGCTTCAGAAGCACTACGAAAGCGGTAGATTTGTTTGGGAGGATGCTGCTCAGGCGGTAGATCTTTGTCTTCGCCCAGAAGATAAGGGAGGGTCCTTGCGTGCTGCCCTCTCTTTCCATGCAGCCAAGACCATTACCACGATCGAGGGTGGGGCTGTTATTGGTCCGGAGAGTCTCGTCTCTTTGGTGCAGAGCCTGCGCCAGCATGGAGAGTCTGTTGCGCATCAACGTTACTGGGCCTTCACGGCCGGTCTGAACGGGCGAATGACAGATGTCCAAGCAGCTATGGGTCTCAGCCAGCTGGACAGCCTCGCGGATAGGGTACTCAAGAGAGAGCGGATCTGGGAGCGCTACCGGCAGCGTCTGTGGAACACAGCTGTCGTGCAAAAGATAGACAATGGCTCTGCCAGCCTTGCCTTGGTGCGTTTCCCTGATTCAGCCTCCCGAGGTAGAGTAGAGGATGCTCTAGCTATGGCCGGTGTCGAAACTCGGCCGGTGTGGCCTCCTCTCAACTGGCAGTTTGGTCAAGGTGACGAGCGGGAGCTTCCTAATGCGGCTGCTTGGCACTACAATGGTCTTCTTCTGCCAATGTCTACCCGTATGGACATCCCCGACGTCGACTATATCTGTGACAAGATCGTAGAGGTGGTGTGATGGGACTCAAGGTACTCTGGCTGTCTGCGGCGCCCATGTGGAGAGCGTCTGGCTACGGCCGGCAGACGAACTACACTGTCAAGGCTCTCCAACAACTACCCGAGGTTGAGCGTATAGCTGTTGCTTGCAGTGGCGGGTTTGAGTGGGGAACAATCAACTTCAACGGTGTCGATCACATCTCTGGCTTTGGTGTGGAGAAGGGATCAGATGCTCTGATCGCGGCTCACATGAGAGCTATGGGATTCGACGTCTGCATCAGCCTGATGGATGTTTGGCCAATGCCTCAGGTATTCGCCTCTGCCAATGGCGGTGGTAACTTCAAGTGGGTGCCTATCGTGCCCATTGATGGCTACCCACTCTCCCGGCAGACCCAAGCCCGCCTCGTCAATGCCCACCAGATCATCGCCATGTCCCAGTTTGGGAAGAAGACGATGGAGGAGAGGCTGCCCCAGATTCCCATCACCTACATCCCCCACTGTATAGACACCTCCATCTACCGACCGCTGGGGAACAAGAAGCAGTTCAAGAAGATGATTGGCTTCCCAGAGGAGTGCTTCTTGGTGGGTATGGTAGCAGCCAACACCCAGAACTCCCCCGTGGTAAGGAAGGGCTTCCCAGAGGCGATCAAAGCCTTCTCTGAGTTTGTTAAGATCCACCCCGATGCTAGGCTGTATCTGCACGCTCTTCCCTACGTTGGTCCCGAATCAGCTGACGTCTTCGCCCTCTGCGATATGTACGGTCTCGATTTTGCCAAGTACGTTATCGTGCTGGATCCGTACATGGATAGGATGGGGATCTCTGATCAACAGATGGCGATGGCCTACAACGCGATGGATGTCTACTTTGCACCGTCCGCCGGCGAGGGATTCAACGTTCCTCTGATTGAGGCCCAAGCATCTGGCATTCCCGTGGTGGCCAACGCGGCTACGGCCCAGACGGAGAACGTCGGTGTAGGCTGGCTAGTACCGCCCTTGGCACCTGTGGCTGTGCCAACGAATACCCAGTGGTACCTCGCCAACCCGTTGGGCTCGGACTCGGCCTGCGAAAGTTGTGGTCATGTCACCCACCAGCCCGGACTTCTTGATGCTCTGTGTACGGCCTACGACGAGCTCCACGACGAGAAGAAGGCTAGGCGTCTGTCTATCGATGCTGTCAAGTTCGGCACCAAGTTCGACGTCCGCGCTGTAATCACTACCTACTGGAGATCCTTTCTGCAGGAGCTGGCCAAGGGCCTTGGCGTGGAGGCTGCTCCAGTCAAGCTCTGGCAGCCCGGACAGGGGCCAGAGCCTACACCGATACGCCGCGGCCGACGGCAGTAAAGTTGCCAGTATGTTGGGGTGCTGGCTAAGCTGGTAGTGCGATGTCTCCTATGCCCAACGAGCACGCATGTAGACTCGAGGATCCCTCGTCGTTTCAGCGCTTCGCTCGAAGCAACAAGACGCGGCCGCATCGAATCTATGGTTTTGGCAAGGGAGGCTCCAAGATCCAAGCCTATCGCTATCCCACTGACTCTTGGTCCGAGGCTGCAGCCCGTAGCCACTGTAAAGAGCACGGTGGTAGCTTCGAGGCTGCCTCTGGGACCAAGGAAGCCTACAATGGCAAGGGAGCGATGATCGCTTGGTACCCACCTGAGGATGTTGCCAAGCAACTGGCTGTTGAGGGGGGAGAAGCGCCTGAGGAGCTCCATCTCACCTTGGGTTTCTTCCCTGATGCAGAAGCTCTGGATCGGGAACAGGTGGGAGACTGCATGCGCAGAGCCTGCCAAGACGGGGGACCCCTTGAGGGCACTGTTGGCGGCATTGGCCGCTTTACGGGAAGTCCTACTAGTGATGGCAAGGATGTGCTCTACGCCTCTGTCGATGCTCCTCGCCTAGAAGAGTTTCGCCAGTCCCTAGTGGAGGATCTGGAGCTCGCCGGCTTCCCTATCTCCAAAGAGCATGGGTTCACCCCGCACATGACCTTGGCCTATCTTGATCCCGAAGCTGCTAGTCCAGTGAGCCGGCTGGATCCGGTTCCTATCACCATCGACAGCATTGTCTTGGCGAGCTCTGATGAGAAGCTGCTGGTGGAGAGGATAGGACAGACTGAGGAGAGGGTCGGGATAGAAGACATGGAGGCGCGGCTGGCGGTTGGACCGGCCACGTTGGCAGAGATCATGAAGAGCGCCAAGTTTCCTTTCTTAGTTGTCCCGCTCTCCGGCGCCGACACAAGGGAAGTCATTGTCCGCAGGGGCAGCGAGTGGTACGCGGTAGACCGTAGAACCGGCCGTACTCTGTCCCGCTCCATGACCCATACAGGCCTCCTACGCACTCTGCGCAAGCAGTAAATTTTGCGTCCTTCGTAGTTGACCCCTTACGCTATCTCTGAGGGTATTCGGAGATAGTGACATGCGCGACGTACTAGAGTCCGTTCTGACCAGCCTAAGAAGTGGCGACACCGACTATGCTTCTGCGCTTCTTACCGATGCTCTGAACCAAGATGTTGAGGAGGAGGCGCTGAAGATCATTGGCAGTGCCTTCATCGCTGTCAAGGAGGGCAAGACCGAAGAGGCAACGGATCTCCTTCAATCTGCAATCGGGACAATTAGCTCTAGCAATGGGAATGGCACCGGCTCTTCGGATGTAATCGTCGAGGCAGAGTGGAGCGCCGAGGAGATCAACAACCTTCCTGACAGCTGCTTTGCCTTTGTCGAGCCCGGCGGCAAGAAGGACAAGGACGGAAAGACAACTCCACGTAGTCTTCGACACCTGCCCTACAAGGATGCCAAGGGCAAGGTGGATATGCCGCATCTTCTGTCGGCCCTCTCCCGGGTGAATCAGATCAAGCTCAAGGGTGGCGGCAAGATCTCCTCTGCCAAAGCCACGCAGATTCGCAATCACCTGCGTGGGATGATGAGCCAAGGTAAGACTCACGAGGCTGCTCGTGGGGGTATAGCCGAGGATCATCGACACGGAGAATGTGAGGACGGCACTTGTCCTTATGAGCACGTAGATGAGTCTGCTCCTGTTGAGACAGACGAGGGAGTCACCTTTGTCTCCGAGGCGATGGGTATCATCGAAGAGGCCTTCCCCTCCGAGCCCAACGTCTACTTGGCAACCATTATCCAGTCCGGTAGCAGCAAGAACCGCTACTACTGGCGCCCGGACACGCTGGAGCGCAACACCAGGATGTTCGAGGGGGTCAGGGCCTTTGCCGACCACCCGACCAAGACGGAGATGGCAGAGCGACCGGAGCGATCCGTCAGGGACATTGTAGGTTGGTACGAAGGTGTCTACTGGGTACCGAACGGGATGGGTGGGGGCTCTCTGAAGGGCAAGATGCACCTTCTTGAGGGTCCAGTAGCGGATATAGTCCGTGAAGCACACACACGTGGCAAGCCGGATCTCGTACAGCTGTCGGTTAACGTGAGTGCTCGGCACTCGCCGAAGTATATCGATGGCGTCCTTGTACGAGAGATCTCCGAATTAGTTAGGGTCCACTCCGTTGACGCTATCACCGAGGCTAGCGCCGGCGGCTCAATAGACCGAGTGGTCGCCTCGGACAAAAACACCAAGGAGGTGGAAGCTCTAATGTCTCTAGAAAATGCTTCCCCTGAAGAGTTCATAGCTGCTGTCGCGGAGCGCCCTGAGGTGAGAGAAGCTCTTGCCTCGCACTTCGCACCAGGCGGCGAGGCGGCCGCGAGCTCGGCAGGGGACCCAAGCCCGGATCCGGTAGCGGATCCAGTACCTGACCCAGCACCTGCTCCCGACCCGGCACCGGCGCCACCGGACCCAAGTCCGGCACCGGCTGCTGATCCGGCACCAGTAGTTGAGGCTGCCTCTGCGGAGAGCATCCAGCAACTCACTGAGTCTCTCCGAACTATCCAAGAGGAGCGGGCTGTCGAGCAGTCCGCACGCGCTCTGGACGAGATCCTGTCTGCGAGTCGCCTCCCAGAGCCGATCGCGAACATGATCCGTGCCCGCTGGGCTGGCAAGATCTTCGAGCGAGTCGCTCTCGAGGAAGAGGTGACCGCACAGCAGGCTGCTCTGGCGGCCGTGATGGTGGCCCAGCCACCTTCCACAGTTCCGTGGGCTGCTGCGGCAGACGCCCCACAGGATCGCTACGTCAAGGCCATGGACGGGCTTCTGGCGGGCGAGGACGTCGATGGCGTCAAGGCCTTCCGCTCGCTGAAGGAAGCCTTCTGCGTCATCACTGGATCGCACGTCTTCGACCTGACCGGATACGAAGTCCTCGAGTCCGCTGGGCGCTACGACTCCGGCGTGTCCAACCGCGGCTTGGATCGGGTCGTAGAGGCCACGGCGATGAAGACCTCCGACTTCGGCAAGATCCTCGGCGATAGCATCACGCGCCGGGCTCTCATAGAGTACCGCTACCCGATGCTCCAGGACTGGCGCAAGATCGCAACTGTGGCGCCTACCTCCGACCTGCGTGAGCAGAAGAGGGAGCGCCTCGGCGAGTTCTACCTGCTGAAGCGTGAGAGTGGTGTGGGTGCGTCCAACCAAGACATCACCTACGCCGACCTCACCGGTGCAGCGCTGCCGGAAGAGGAGGCCATCTACCAGCCGGTCAAGGCACACGGCCAGGCCAGCCTGACCCTGGAGATGATCATCAACGATGACATCGGCAAGTTCCGTGCGCTTCCCCAGAAGCTGGGTCGTGCGGCTGCCGGTACCATCTACATCACGGTGTTCGACTTCCTCATCGACAACCCTGCCGAGTCCACCTACCTGACCAGCGGTGGCGCTGACAGGCTGTTCGATGTGGCAGCTGCTCGCTCCCCGGGCAACATCGTGACCGACACGCACAGCATCCTGTCCGCGATCGTGGCCCTTAACGATGCCAACCTGTCCGATGCCTTCATGCGCTTCCAGATCCAGCAGGCAGCGGTCAGCGCTTCGGCGCCGTACTCTGGAGCTGTCGCACACAGCTTCATCATGAGCTCTCCGAAGACTCTGGTCGTCGCTCCGACGAACAGGGCCATGGGGCTCGCGCTGCTCAATTCCGAGACGAAGGTGGGCGCAGGAAGCCATGAGGTGAACATCCACCGTGGCATGTTCGAGCTGCTCATCATCCCGTACTGGGAGACAGCAGCCGATCGTGGTAACGCTGGTGGTGACACCCAAGCACCGAAGAACATCTGGGTTCTGGCCGCAGGTCCTACCGAGATCCCGATGATCGAGGTCGGCTTCCTGAACGGCCGCGAGGAGCCCGAGATCTTCGCACAGGACCAGAGCACGGAGCTGGTCGGGGCGATGTTCACCAACGACCGCATCACGTACAAGGTCCGCCACTTCTGGGGCGCGAACCCAATTGACCACAGGGGGTTGGTCGGAGCCACATTCTCTAGCCTCTAGTAGTCCTTCTAGGGGGGTGTACGAGGGGGGAGGCTGTTGCGGGGCAGTCTCCCCTCTTGGATTTTGTGTCCTCTGGCAGCTAGACCTTAATCTCTAGGTAGGAGGTAGAGACATGGCCCTACACGTCACGTCCGCCAGGAAGTTCTGGGATGGGGTCACGCTGACCCAAACTACGGATAGTGCCACCATTCCAGTCGGCAGTCACATCGAGGGCCGTGTCTTTCTCGACGCCGACGTTTCTGCTGGTACGTGGACACCAAAGATTCAGCAGCAGGACCCGAAGACCGGTCAGTGGTTTGACCGCGGCGATATTTCAATGTCTGCCTTTACCACTACTGGCGGTCCCCTCGGCGATGGCCAGAACCAAAAGCAGATGGTTACCATAGACAACTTGGGAAGCCGCATCAGAGTCTCGATCACTCCTGCCGGTGCCACCCCTAGCATCGTTATCAACGGGGTCTACGAAGGCAAAACCTAGACGATGTCTTTTGATCTTGCCTCAATCCAAGAGCTTGTTCTGGCGCACTTTGGTAGCCATGGCATCCCCTCGCGTATGGGAGGGGTGGAGGATCCAGACCTTGAGGCCCTGATCCAGGATGCTGTCGCATTCTACAGTCTGATCAAGCCAGACACTGCGTTCTTTGACGAGGCGGGTGATGGTGCCGCTTATGACTTTGCTGTTCCCTCGGACTGGCAAGATGGCTTCAGCGCTGTAGTGAGTGTCGAGTATCCGCAGGGTGACCGTATTCCCACCTTCTTGGATATGCTCGAGGTCACTGCCTACGACGACACGGGTGGCACGGTCATTCGGTTCCAATCAACCACTCCAGCCTCTGGGAAGACTGCCAGGATCACCTACACACGCCTACACATTCTCGGTACAGAAGCTACAGGTACAACTATTGCTGATAGTGACAAGGAGGCTTTGGGCCATCTCGCTACGCACAGGTTTGCTATGCGCATGGCGGCAGAGGCCGCGAAGTTGACTCCTTCTGCGATCAGAGACGATCCTGTAGGCTTTCGGTCTCAGACAAACGAGTACCTCCGAGTGGCCGAGCAGCACCTCTCCATGTTCTACGACCTTCTTGGGGTGCCAGCAGACTCTAGGCAGCCCGCAGCTTCAGTAGCCGGCGAGATCCCTAACACAATGAGCTGGGGTAGGCCGCCACTCACTCATGGCCAAGGCACGAGCCGGTTCTTGGGTAGGTAGCCAATGGCCCATGCGATGCCCCAATGGATGGCTGCTGCGGCCGCGGTCGCTTCTCTCTTGGAGCAGGTAGACGGGGTAGGTAAGGTCTACATCGGGGAGGAGGATGCACGTACTCTGCTCGAGATGGCAGAGCTAGCAGTCGAGCCCAGCGAGGAGGACGACGTCCTTGAACAGCAGGCCTCGGTTAACGTGTGGCAGCTGGGTAGGACGTCGGTCTCGATTGAGAGAGGGCAGCTACCACCGCAACAGAGGTTTGTTGTTAGCCACATGGTAGTTCGTGGTTACTTAGGTATGGGCGAAGGTACGTGGGACACTTTCCAGAGTCTCATCGACGAGGTGATTGTAGAGCTTGAAGGTCTGACAGAGATACAGCTTACCGAAGCGAGGACAGATATCGTGGAAGTCAGTGCTCCACAGGTGACTTCGATACTGCACGCGACACTGGGGCCGTATGCCTGCCACTCGTGCGAGATACGTATGGACTTCAGGGAGAGACGTACTGTGGAGATCAAGACTGGGGTCTAAAGTTGCCGCCATTGCCACCTGAACCTTAATCTGATTCAGGAAGGTGTTTTTACTCTCCGGTACTCTGCCTTCCCGTAACTGAATAGGAGGAGCAAGCAATGTCCACTTCTGCAGGCTTTAAGGCCTTCATCACCCCGGAAACTGCAACGTGGGGGTCGCTCCCAGCATCCCCGACATGGGCGATGCTTCCGATCGATCCGACCTCCGGTGTCGATACGGTCGAAACGCTGTTCGATGATGCCAGGCGCGGCCTAGCTGCCATTGGCTTCCGGCAACTGGAGGGTGTTCACAGGACCGACTTCTCGATCGGAGGTCCCGCCTACCCGGACGAGATCGGCCACCTCATTCGCAGCATTATTGGTGCTGACACTGTTGGCACTGCTGCACCGTACGCTCACGTATTCGACATCCAGTCCATGGCAGATGCCGGCGGCCGCTCCTTCCAGATCCAGCTTCTGGACGACGCGCTGGCTGGCGGCGAGTCGTACACCCACCAAGGCTGTGTTGCAACCGGTCTGACCTTCCGCTTCAACTCATCTACCGGCCTTCTCACCTATGAGGCGAACATCCTCGGCAAGGGTATGGTGACCACAACTGCCCAGGCTGCCGTCTCCGATAGCACTGACGAGCCTCTGCGCGGTTGGCACGCCAATGTGGCCACCAGCTCCGGCCTCGGCACCGGTGCCACTGGCAGGCTGATCGAGGGTGAGATCGCCATCGCCCGCGATGCGGAGCTACTCTACGTCGCCAACAACAACAAGTTCCCGGTGAAGCTCATCCCGGGCCTTATCGCAGTCACGGGTCGGTTCACAGCCTCCTTCGACGTCCTTGCCAACTTGGAGCTGTACAGGGCACTGACCAACGAGGCACTGATCCTGGAGTTCGCCTACGGTGCCGGCGCCGCAACCCGCTCCATTGACTTCGAGTTCCCGAAGGCCTCCTATGGAGACAGCCCGGCCGAGATCGACAGGAGCGGCAACAACATGACGATCGCCTACAACTTCCGCGGTCTGATCGGGACGTCGTCCTCTTCGTGGAAGGCCTCTGTAGAGAGCAACATCCGCATGCGCATGCGCAATGCTCTGGCCACCGCATACACCATCGGCTCGTAGACAACCACCTCATCTCCTTCTGGCGGTCGGCTCAGCAATGGGCCGATCGCTTTGCTTTGTACACAATACATGTATATGTACATGTATATGAAGCAGAAGTTGCGTCCTTTTCCAGCCAGCGTCTACTGTAGTTTATGACGATGCTTGTCACTTTGCAGGAGGTCAGCCACCGCACCGGGGTCTCAGTCCGCAGGCTCCGGTATTACATCTCCAAGGGATGGCTTCCTACACCAGTACCGGTTCGTGAGGGTCCAGGAAGACCTACAGGGAAGCTGGACGAAGAAGCGGTTGACAAGGTGAAGGTGATAGACAACGTCTTGCGTAACGGTGGTTCCTCAGTTCTGGATGCGGTGCCTCTGGGCTTGTACGTGTACGAGCTGGATGGGCAGCGTGTTCAGAGCAATATTGTCAGCAAGGAGGAGTGTGGCGCCTATACGTTGATTCATCTCGGTAATGGCGACTTGGTTGTTCGTGTTCACAAGGAGGAGATGAGAGATGCCTAGCAACAGACCGACCAGAAGAGCTGCTGCACGGAGCAGCAACAGTAGACCGACCACCGGTGGCTGGTACAAGGAGAAGACGATTCGGCTCACCCTTGAGTCGTTCGGACAGCCTGATCTCTGGTACGACGCCCTTGACGCCAACTCCCTGATGGTCGAAGAACTCGACGAGATCGGCGTGATGCAGGAGAAGGCACAGGATCCGGGGATGATGGACGAGCTGCAGAGACTCGTACTCCGTCTCTTCCCGGGAGAGTGGAACATCACCGATCCTAAGACGGGTGAGCCACTTGCGCCACCGAAGGACTCTGCCACAGGTTGGCGCCGGCTGCCACTCGAGATTCTGTACTACATGATGGAGAGCACGATGAAGCGGGCGGAGGAAGAAGCCGTCCCCCCTACGAAAGGGAGCAGGCGCTCGCGGCCCTAGCGTCGGGTGGTGAGGGTGCTCCCGCTTGGATGATGAAGATCAACATGTGCGAACAGTTCGGCTGGACGGAGCGTGAGTTCTTGCAAGAGAACACCGTAGGCTTCATCAAGCAGATTGGTGTCTACAACACACTCTCGAAGAAGTCTGCCAAGGTGCAGGAGGGCTACCAACCAGCCAAGCCGACTGTACGCGTCGTAGGAGGTCCTGGCTAACATGCCTGCGCCCTCCGAGATCCTACGTCGTGGTCTGGCCGCCGGCGGTCGTACGCAAGTACCGGTACCAGTTGACTTCGAGGCACCGACTATCTCAGTCACCCTCAATGAGGATCTGCTGGGACGTGTCGAAGCCTACGCCCGCCTGCTCGACTTTGTTCCCGGTGAGGTTCGGAGTGCGATAGAAGGCCTCCTCACTTCTCTCGGCAAGATCTACGTTGGCCTCATTCGGCAGAAGATGGAGGACATGGATCTCATCTTCACCGGTCAGTTGCAGCAGACTATAGACTACCGGCTCGTGCCTGGATCTACCCAAGTGGGTGGCGTTACCATTCCTGACCTTGTTGTGGGCTCCTTCCCAGGCGAGGCTGGAGTGGAGACAGAAGCTATACGTGCTCCTGTTAGCTATGTCTATCCCATCCTCTACGGAACAGCGCCGTATGCCAAGGGCAGCCAGCCCCCCTTCCTTCGCATTGCCTACTGGGCTGCGAACAAGTTGAATATTGACTTCACGAGCCCCGAGGGGGCCAAGCACATCAGGGGTATTTACGGAAAGATAGTCCGGGATGGCGTGGCCCCTCACGACTTCCTCTCTGAGGTGTCTCCCGATACGCCTGAAGCACAAAGGCTGATCCAAGAGGCAGAGCGTGTCTTGGAGCGCGAGCTGGTTGCTCTCATCCCTCCCCCGCCGGATGAAGAGTGGCGTGAGCTGGCGCAAGGTGTTGAGCCTGTTATCCAGCGCAGGCGCCAGGCTTACCAGCGTATCAATGAGGAGTTCGAACGGGCACATGCAGCCGAGCTTGTGGTTCCCAAGGCAGTGCGTCGTGCGGCCGCCATAGCTGCTATTGCTATCCGTCGGAGAGCAGCCAGACGTGTTGCTCGTGAGGGTATAGCTGCTCCTGCTGTACGAGGTACGAGACGCGAGCGAGAGGCGATACGAGCAGTAAGAACCGCGCTACGTCCGCGGAGGCGCAGGTAGACAATGCCTGACTTTCGTATAGGCGCACAGGTCTCTGGTCTCGAGAACCTCCGGGCTATGGCTCGTGAGGTCCTCAACGTCAACCGTGCCTTCCAGTCAGCCGGCAGGCAGAAGCTTGCTGCTCCTGCTGTGAACATCTCCAAGATGACTGCTGGGCTGGCAACCGCTGCAGTTCCTGTAGAGGACTTCCAGCGGCGCCTGAACAGGATCTTTGCTACGGGCCTTGTCCCTCGAGGCACAGCGGAGCAGGTCAGGGCCCAGACAGGACAGATCGTTCAGTCACTTCTACAGCTGGGTAACAAGGAAGCAGCTGATCGTGTCCGAGATCTCGGTGCTCGTCTGGCCTCTGAGCTTGACAGAATAAGCACAGATGTCGAGCAGAATGCCCAGCGCATGGCCCGCGGGCTTGTGAGCATGACACGTGGCACTCTCACGGGTGCGGGTGGGATCGTTCAGCCTCTACGAGATATGGCTGCCAGCGTGGCTGAGGAAGCTGCGCGACTGAAGCAGTCCCTTGTCCCAATACGCACCTTTGAGAGAGAGCTTGCCAGGATCTCTGCCGGCGGGCAGGTCTCTCCACGACTCGCCGAGCGTGTCAATGCGATGGTCGCCAACGTGCAGCAGTCGCTGCGTGAGCTAGGAAGACCAGATCTGGCGAGTGCTGCTTCAGATCTGGGCCGTAATATCGTACGAGGTCTCGAGCGCGTCTCTCCGCAGCTGAGGCGGCAGTCGGTTGAGATACGGGACTCGTTGGAAGAGATAGTGGATGCCCTCAAGCAGGTTCCTGCTGATCCTGCGATCATAGAGAGCCTAGAGCGAGTGCGTGCCGGCTTGGGTGGCTTCAGGATAGATACTCGTGCGATCAACGCTGATGCTGTCCGTAAGTCCATAGAGAGTCTCGCACAGCCGGGGGAGACGCTTGATGCTGTGTACCGGACTGTCTCCCGCAGCATCCAAGTTCTAGGTGGCGAGCTGCAACGTCTGCGAGATGAGCAGGATGCGGCTGCAACAGCGGGCAGACAACTCACAGACGAGGATCGACGTAACGTTTCGGTTCTTGAAGACCAGATAAAATCTCTCCTGAGTGCCCACCAAGCTCTAGCTCCGTATGTCAACACGCTGTCCTCTGCTGAGAAGATACTGAGGGGCTTCAATCGAGAGGGCAGAGTCTCCTCTAGCCAGATATCCGGACTTGGTAACCTAGCCCGCTTGGCTGAGGATCAATTCGCAGGCGTCTCTGGCGAGATCGAGCAAGTGACTGCGGATGTAGATCTCCTTGGTAACCGGGTCGAGAGGTTCAACAGAGCCGGCACCAGAGCCTTTGCCGCACTCCGGCCGGAAGTCACGGCCCTTCGAGACTTGCTACAGCAGGTGCCTGCATCCATCTCTATGCCAGAGGCGCCACAATCTGCGCAGATGGCTGAGGACATCGCCCAGCAGCTATCTCGCATCGAGCAGTCCGGGTCGGTGACACAAGGCTCTCTGGAGAAGCTCTCTCTGTCTCTTCGCAATTTGGCCGGCGTGGAGCCAGAACTGGCGCCGGCACTGGAGTCGATAGCCAGCAACTTCGACACCATGGCCCAGAAACTGGCCAGCGTTAGCACTGAGGTCTCTAGGCGGTCCCTACCGGCAATGCAAAGCATGGGGAGTGAGCTAGCCAAGACAGCTCAGGAGGCGATGGCTGCTGTTGCCCCTCTCACTCAGCTGGACAACACCTTCAAGAGGATCTCCCGGTCAGGTAGAGATATCTCCTCTGAGGCTGTTGAGAGTCTCCGAGCCCAAGCACAGGGACTGGCGCAGGAGAGAGGACTGCCAGCTGGGGTACGAGCAAGCTTAGCTGCTCAGGTGCCCATCCTGACCGATACCAGTGATTTACTGGAAGCACAGAAGAACCGTCTGCGCGAAGTACAGATGGCCCACCGTGGTTTTGCTTCGCACACGGGAACTAGCGCCCAAGCTCTCCTCTTCCTCCAGTCAGCAACCCAGGGCGTGATGACAGCACTGGCCCTTCTCCGCGGTAACCTCATGTTTGCGGGCTTTGGCCTTATCTTCATGCGCTTCACTGTCGTCCGGGTGATGCTTGCCTTCACCGCACTGACCTTTGTTCTTGGCGGAGTGATGAAGCTCTGGACCGGCTTCATTGCTGGCGCCAAGGGGGCCGGTGCTGCTATGCAGGTGCTTCGCTTCCAGATGATGCGGCAGCTGGGGAGTGCCCGGGAGGTGGGTGCCTTCTTCAGAGCCGCCGAGGTGCTCGTGCGACGCTTCGGCTTCGCTTTGGACGACACCACATCCGGTCTGACGAAGATGCAAAGAGAGGGTCTCGGTCCGCTGCTTGCCAACCGGGACCTCGTAGCCGACTTTGCTCGTACCTTCAGCCTTAGCTTCGAACAGGCCACAGATACTCTTACCAGTGCAATTGGACGTCAGCGTGGATCACTGGAGACTCTTGGTGACACCATGGGTGTCATCCCGGAGATCTTTAACAAGAATCTGGACAAGCTGAATGAGGCCAGCCGATCTGAGCGAGCTGAGTTTGTTATCAACCTCCTTCAGCGCTACAAGGGTGCTGCTGAGGACTATGCAAGAACGCTGCCAGGCGCACTGAACAGGGTCAGGGAGGCCTTCAACGGCTTCGTCAGGGATGTCACTGAGCCGTTCGCAAGGAACGTGCTGGCGCCGGCCATGAATGGTCTGGCTAACCTTCTCAATACAGTCTCCCTACTCGTGCGAGGCCTAAAGGCTTCCGAGCCGGCGCAGAGGCTGTGGAACAAGTTCCTTACCAACATGCGTACGGCCATGCAGCTCCTTGTTCCTGACACAGAGAAGTTTGGCAAGACGATTGGAGTTCTGGTAGTGGGCAGCCTTCTGCTAGCGCTGAAGTTGGCAGTGCTGCTGTCGGCAGCTCTCGTCAAGCTAGCTGCCTTCATCCATCTGGCTGCCGGCGCCTTCCGCCGCTTCCTCCAACTTATCAAGCCCGTTATCGACCAGCTCCGGGCTCTTGCTCAGATGCTCAAGTCCTTGAACCTCGGCGGTCAGTTCGCCAAGCTGAAGAACTTCGCTGTCGACCTGGCAGATGGTCTGCTCTCCTTGGGCAAGCCTTCGCACTTGGCGGTCATTGGACTGCACGCTGTGACCTTGGCCTTCGCCGACTTCGTGAAGGGGTTCGTGGGAGCTGGTGGTAGTGCTCTTGGCAGACGTATAGGGAGAGCACTGAATCCAGCAGCAAGGGCTATCGGTCAGTTTACTGACGACATGGCGCGGATGTTTGGTACCAGTGCCGACGAGGTAGCTGAGAGTGGACTCAGACGCTGGGCAGCGGCCGCGGGGCGTCTAGGCAAGGGAGTCGTTAGGTTCTTTACGAAGGACTTCACTGATCCTCTGGGTGACCTGCTCCGCCTGCGCGTCATCTCCAAGATAGCAAAGGAAGAATCCGACACTCTCATCGAGACGATCCTCAAAAGCATGACTGCTCCCGGCCGACTGGCGATGGCACCGATTACCACCCCGTTCCGTATCCTCGGCTCCAGCCTGAAGGCTGGCCTGATGCTAGTCATACGGGACATCCCGACCATGCTGAGGGCCGTGTTCACCAAGCTGAACATAGGTCTGCTGATAGCTGAGATCTTCACTCGCAGCATGATTGAAGCTTTCGTACCGGGTAAGTTCCAAGGACTGGCCCTGATCGTCTCCGATGTTATCTTCGGAGCCATCAGTGGGGCGTTGGCTGGGGCTGCTGTTGGGTCCGCGGTATTCCCAGGTGTCGGTACCGTCGTAGGCGCCGTCGCCGGTGCCATAATCGGAGCTATTGCCTCCGTGGCCTTGGACATCTTCCTTGACGACCGTGTGAAGAAAGCATTCACAGAGGGCGTGGGAAAGCTAGGGAGCTTCTTGAAGGGATTGCTTCCGGCTCAGCTGCGTGAGGCTCTAAGCGGTATCAGCTTGCCCTCTCTGGCACTGCCATCTCTGACTCTGCCCGATCTGGGTCCTTCGTTGGGTGTACTTTCTGGCTTCCTCGGACCACTGCGTGATTTGGGCGGGGCTACATCTGAACTCTTGTCCTCGTTCGGTGTCTTGTTCAAGGGAATCAGCGACTTCAGCAAGGGGCCGGTGCTGCCAATCCTGATTGCTGCATTGGGCGGGCTAGCTAGGATCTTCAAGGCAGAGATTCAGCCCGTACTCGATTTCCACATAGTACTCTTTAGACTACTAGCGAAGACAGTCAACGATGTTGTAGTGATCGCATTCGAAGAGCTGGTAGACTTCCTCTCCAGCTCACTGGCCCCGGCCCTGAAAGTTCTTAGGGGACTCTTCAAGGTCGCTATGGCTCCGATCATAGCCCTTGGGGAGGGCCTGGCAGCCATGGTCTCGCTGGTCGGACACCTGCTCAGTGGTGAGTGGGGAAGGGCTTGGAGAGACTTCGTCCGTCTCGTGACTACTCCCCTACGCATGGTAGAGCGTACGGTCTCGGGGTTCATGGATGTCATAACCGGCGTCTTTGAGATAGGGCTCAATAACATCGAGGCAGTCTGGGATATCTTCCGCCGAAGCCTTGTCGCAATAGTTACGAACACTCTCGATGCGGCTCTTGGCTACTTCAAGGACTTCCCAGGCAAGGTTGTTGGTTACGTGTCTGAGCTGGTTGACGCTGTAATCGACTTCTTCAAGATGCTGGCAAGGGAGCTGGTGGGTGCCTCCATCATTCCAGACCTGATCGATGATATCGTCGGTTACTTCGCCAAGCTGCCGCAGAAGCTATTGGCTCTGCTAACTACTGCCATGGGTAAGATCATCTCTGCGATTACCGGCGCCGTGGCCGCAGTCTTCACGGCAGCAGTAACACTAGGAGGAAAGATCGTGTCTGGTCTCGCCTCCGGTGTAGGCAATCTCCTGACATGGGCTACGGGCAAGGTTGCCGGGCTGATCCAAGGGATGAAGGACAAGTTCACCGATGTCTACAACACAGCGGTAACGCTTGGAGGCAAGGTGCTGGGCGGATTCAAGTCAGGTCTCGGAGACTTGGGAGCAGTGATTGTCGCGGCTCTGAATGCGGCCAAGGTAGCTGTCATAGGCACGGCGCGTAAGGTAAGTAGTGTGGTGACTACACTCAGTGGTGTTGGATCCAGTCTAGGGGGTGCTATCGCCAGCGGGTTTGGTAGTGCCGTTAAGTCTATTAAGAACACCCTGCTAGATGCAGTCATTGGGCTGCTGAAGGTTCTCAACAAGATACCGGGTGGCTTCTTCACCAAGTTTATCTTGGGTGCTATCGGAATCCCCAACTTGGATACTGCTATCAAGTCGCTTGAGGGGCTGAAGAGCAAGGCACTGGGTGGTCTAGCTGGCGGTCTCATCAAGGTGGGTGAGCAGGGCGAGGAGATTGTCGCTGTTCCTACAGGCAGCCGCGTGCTCAGCAATCAGCAGACAAGGGGCCTGATGGGTACTCTTGCCGGCAACACTGGAGCCCAAGCTCCGGTCACCTTCGTCAACACCTACCAGATTGGCAACGTTGTAGGCCAGGGTGGGATGAAGCAGCTGGCTGAGATCGTCACCGAGCACCAGATGCGAGTCTTCCGCGGCACGTACAGAAGAGGGTTCGTGAGGAGCTAGTTGATGCTACCCAGACGAGCTGAGTGCGACGATACGGGCGTCTTTATCACAGCCGATAGGTGGAGTGGCCCTCTGTTGTCCTACGGCCCTCTGGTGGCCTCTACAGGCCTCAAGGAGTTTCCTTAATTGCCTGTCACGATTACCATCGATGGGGTGGATCAAACCTTGAGGGTGCGGATGGAGACTATTGAGATCCGAGACTCCATCCCTGCCCGTATGGATACGGCTCAGTTCGATATGATCATCCTCTCTGCAGATATAGCCAATCGGCCGGTGTCTGGCAACGAGGTCTCCATTGACGTCGACGGCTCCATTGAGTTCGCAGGAGAGGTGACAACAGCCCAAGAGGTTCGTCTCATCAACCCTGATGCTTATCTTTACCAGATAACCTGCAACGATTGGAGCAGACGGCTCGACAGACAGCTTGTCGTAATCCAAGAGATTGGCCCCAGCTTGGCCGGCGACATCGTCAAAGAGGTGCTTGGCGACTTCGCACCAGAGTTCGCCGTGGATCTAACACAGATACAAGACGGGGTGCTGATCCCGGAGCAGCAGTATGACTACTCGACCGTGTCATCCATCCTAGACCAGCTGGCCACTCTCAGCGGCTACGTCTGGTACATCGATGTGGACAAAGTCCTGCATTTCATCCCTCCTCCAGACTTCATCTCTCCCCTGACTGGTAATCAGTACGATGTGGACACCGACCTGCAGCTAGGAGACATGGCGTGGCAGGAAGATGCCAGCCAAGTCAAGAACAGGATCTTCCTCAAGGATGGGGTTGTACCGGACGCGGACAGCAGGCAGGACACCTTTATCAGTGACGGTGTCGCCTCGTTCTTCTCCCTCTTCCAAGAGCCTGAGGGCGTAGGGACCACCAGTGTTGTCTCCAAGAAGCCTGATGGTAGCACCAAGATGTGGAACCCCGCTCTTGACCCTCTGGACGCGGCTGAGGGCACTCTGCGTGGGGATCCAGACACAGTTTACGTTTGTTTGCTCAACGTTGGTATCAGATTTCCTCTCGACTCAGAGGACAAGGTCGTGCTCGAACCCAACGAGATCATCGAGGTGACCACCAAGCCTATGCGCGAGGACATCGTCTTCATGGTTGAGGACATCGACAGCCAGAAGATGATGGCGGACAGGGAGGGCCTGACATGGGGTCAAGGCACCGCCGGCATATACGAACACATGGAATCCTTGGATGGTGCCAGGCTCGGTAGCCAAGAGTCAGCTGAGGCCTATGGGCTGATACTACTGACACAGACAGCTTGGCCTGAGGTTACAGGCACATTTCGCACGCAGCAACTGAAGGGTTGGAAAGCTGGACAGACCTTTGACCTGAAGTCATCCAAGCGTGATCTCTTCGATGCAGAGACATTCTGGAAGACAGCAGTGAAGGTGGACATACCAGTCTGGGTACAGCAAGTAACCAAGCAGGTTCTCCCAGCCGAGGATCAGCCAGACGGTGTTGTCTTCGAGACTATCGTTGAGTTTGCCAACAGGGCAATTATGGGATAGGTGAACTATGTCTCTTCGTGGTACTTCCGAACTGACAAGAATTCTGAGAGAGCTGTTTGATCGTCATAACCGGACCTTCAAACGCTCTCCTCACTCCACGACTGTGCGTATTAGGGACTTGCCAGAGCAGCCGCCTACAGCTGACAGGGTTGTGATGGATGACACCCAGCCCTCCTTGACGCCGAAGTGGGGTGCTGTAACTACATGGTCAAGAGTCTCCAACAACGTTCTCTGGGGAGAAGGTGCCAAATGGCAATAACGGATCAGATAGCTCTCTCTCGTCCCCGCGGCACCATAGAACTGGAGCTGGAGGAGGTTACTGCGGGGGGACTGATTCTACGTACGACCAGAGTGCTAGACAACGTGGTGACATACGCCTTCCGCAACGAGATATCCAAGTGGCTGGCAGGGCAGAGTTCCGTACTGCCTGGCTTCTTGGCTATCGGTGCCGGCCAAGAGGCTGCCAGCGTGAACCAGAAGACAGTGACTGAGATGGTGGACGAGTTCTTCCGGAAGGATCTGGCTACGTCCCCACAGGTACTGTCCGATGGGACTCGGTACCGAGCAGTGTTTGGTGCGGCTGAGATCGCAGGGGATATTGAAGAGGTCATGCTCTTCAGTGCCGATGCAGTTGTTGTAATCCTTGACGCTCTCGATGCAATAACTGGTTGGAGCACCGGCGCCGGTCAAACCTTATCTGTGGAGACTTCGGACAGGATGCAGGGGACGGGCAGCTTGGAGTCTGCTAGCTCAGGAGCTGGACCAGCTGATCTGACTTTCAAGAAGACCACGCTCTCTGCCGATATCTCCTTGGCTGACACGGCTCTGCAGGTCTGGTTCTATGTCGATGACAAGACCAAGCTCTCTGGGAATATTGCCATACAGCTATCGTCCAGCATCACGACCGGACAGCACCAGTGGGCATGGACGGTGGCAGCTTCCGGCTTGGTGAATGGTTGGAACTACTTCGATCTAGATCTGACAGCGGCCACAATCACCGGTAGCCCGGACAAGACCGCCATCGTTCGCTTCGAGCTATCTGTCACGAAGACTCACCCCGTCACTGTTCGCATCGATAACCTGCGAACCTTCAAACCGGCAGGGACAGGTCTCGCCCGGGCAGAGCTGACACCTGCCTTTACGAAGCAGATAGGTAGTGTGCTCAACATCACGTGGACCATACGTCCAGACTACGAATCCAAGATCAATACGTTCTTGTGGGAGGGGGATGACGATCAGGCAGTAAGCGCCGACGTGACAGCTCAACTAGCCGAGACCGGCGCTGGCACATTCCCTGCGGTAACAAGCCATCCGTGGACCTACACCTCAATGTGGCTCCCAGCAGCTTCTGGCTACATGACTGGTGGTCTGTTGGCGTTGGACTCGCAGGCCGGGTGTATCGCTGTCTGGGCTCGATTTGGGGCAGTGGAACCATCCAATGGAGCGCTGGTCTTCGACTGGCGCCAAGACGGCAGTAACACTATCAGCTTGTATTGGGATAGTGCTAGCAATCTATGGACTGCGGTGTATACGCGTAGTGGTGTGACAGTGACTAGGACAGCTGGTGACACACCGACGAACAATGACTACGCCTTCTTGGTTGTTGGCTGGGATGTCAATGGCCTTGGTCTCAGTCTTAATGGTGCTGCGATGTCCAAGGTTGCGATCGCCACTCTCATCAGTGCCATAACTGCTCAACCCACATGGGGAGGGGGGAGCGGTCTCGTAACTACAAATGCCAAGCTAGGACCTGCCTTGGCATTCAGCAGAGTCCTGTCTGATGCTGAGATCGCAGCACTCTACGCCTTGGGTAGATTCTACGTATATGGAGAGGACTAGGGAGAGATCAGATGCCACCAATCAGCAGTCCAGTCAGCGCTGGCGACAATATCCTAGACAGCCAATACAACAACCTCCGTGCCGACGTCCTGAATGTCTCTACAGGTCACAGACACGGCGGCGCGGCCGAGGATGGCAGGCTGATCCCTCCGGCTAGTATCTCTCCGCAGGGTGCTGCCAGTGGCTTGGATGCGGATAAGTTCGAGGGTAAGCAGTTCACTGAGCTGTTTGCTCAAGGCACATATGCGTCCATGCTAGCCTCTTCTCCTGCCCTGGCAGGTCTGCGGTGGTACACGACTGACCTAGGTGCCGAGTTTCTCTGGGACGGTAGTAAGTGGCGCCTTATAGGGCACAACCCGGAGGCATGTGAGCACTTCTTCGATGACTTCCTTGGTCCTTCTCCTCTATTGCAAGGAGGTTCCGATGCTGGCAGTGGGGGGCAATCCGGTTGGCGCTGGATCACAAGTCTTGGTGGCACGTTTGACATTGGAGATACGAGTAGGTCGCAGGCATCTCTCGTCACTAGTGCCGGTTCTGGTGGCTCTATTTTCGTCAGAACCAGCAACTTCTATGCCATTGGGGCCGCTAATGTCCCGGCTCTTATCCGGGCAAGGAGCATACAAATCAATGCCACAAGCTCTACGTGGGCCTACACCGGGCTGGTGGACACGTATCCGGGAGGGGCGGTTAAGCCTACCTCCGGTATCTTCTTCTTTGCTGATGGCCAAACAGACGGCAACTGGCACGCTATAACACGATCCGGTGGTGCCGATCTCGTCAATACTGATACAGGGATTGTCTTCACTGGGGTGAACCTCTTGTCGATAGAGATCATGTCGACAACAGAAGTCAAGTTCTACATCGATGATGTTCTCAAGGCAACCCACTCGGTCACCCTACCTACGAGTAACTTGGGATTCACGCTGCGTCTGACGAATCAGGGTTCGGCTAACAGATCGTGGCTCGTTGATTGGGTCGGGTTCTGGGGCGCTAGGGGATAGATAGTGGCCGTCTGGCTGGTACCAATATCGGCAGCTCCTCCGACGGAGTCCACCACGATCATCGAGAAGGTGGATCAGCTTCTCGTGATCGACCCGGATAACCCTGGTGGATTTGTCTGGGTTGTTGTTAGGAATGACATTGTTCTTGACAACTATCTCCATCCCGGCCACGGAAGCGGTTATGTTGCAGTAATCACAGAGTCCGGATTACCAGCAACTGGATACACGTTTGATTACCTTACCGGACGGGTGACATTTACTGCTCAAAAGGGCACTGAGGACATCCTTCGCATTGTGGCCTATCGTCCTGCATTTTTGCCTGGTGGCGGTGTACCCCTAGTAGGCCACACTCTTGCTTCACACACAGACACAGGTGCTGGTGGGGGTCAGTTGGACGAGCTGGTAAGTGGAGGTGCAACTACCCTACACAGCCACCCTGGCGATCCTGGTAATGATCTTGATGCTATCCATGTTGACGTAGCGGGGGAGATTGCGGCTATTGCCGAGAAGGTGACGCCTGTCGCTGCGGACTTGGTTGTCGTCGAGGACTCAGCGGCGGGGAACGTCAAGAAGCGGGTGCAAGTCGGGAATCTTCCTGGCGGCGCCGGCGGCATCACCGAACTGTATACGAAGCAGTCTGTCCAGAATATCACGGCAGCTTCGGATACCATTACAGTTACGGATGGTTCGCCCTATCGTCTCCTCTCGGCCAATGCAGCCTATACTCTCACTTCCCAACCAACTATTGCTGCGGGGCGCGACGGCCAAGCAGCATTCCTTAAAAATGTAGGCTCATTCAATATCACCCTGCAGGATGTCAATGCTCTCGGCGGATCCCTACTTCGTCTGACAGCAAACACTCTGACTATCCAGCCAGGTGGGACGATGAAGCTGATTTACGATGCGACGATAGGGTTCTGGATCGAGCAGTACCTTCTCAATCCGCAGACTTTCACACCTTCGATTTCTGGTTATACAGTCGACGGTTTCTCGTCGGCTACACATGAGGTGGGCGGAGCGAGCGAGCTCGAGACCGCTCCCACACTACATGACCATGCATTAACTTATGTGGGAACACCATCAGCTTGCTCTATTGACATCAGTGGGGGAGAGGTAAGCGGAGCAGACTACCCTATCTCTCTTGTCACCCCATTTCTTGCGTATGCCGATTCTCCGAACTTCTATCGTGGTACGACAGTTGGCAGCACTAGGATCTTCACAGCAACTGCAACGGTGGCGGGGCAGGGAGGATTGCAACGAACAGTTACTATCACCTACAATCAGCGTCGTTACATGGGGCCCAATGCACAGGCAACGCTGCTATCCGTGGCGCAGGTTCGAGCCTTGGATGGGGCGGGTGGGGTTTCGGATCTTACTAATAGCAGATCCGGCAGCTTTGCAGTAACGATAGGTGCCGGCGAGTACTGCTGGTTTGCCTACCGTGAGGCAGTGACCGGTACCCTATACTTTGCCATCGCCTCTGAGATAGTAGCTTTCAATGATCTATCTACTCTTGCAGGATTCACCAACGATTTTAATGGTCCTGCAGGGGGTGAGACATTCCACGAGTGGCGTTCTGCCAATCAAAATCTAGGCGCTGTAACAGTAGTTACCCAGACGTCACAGCCTAACAATCGCATCTACATGGGACCGCACACAGGAGCGGACATCACCGATGCGCAGATACTGACTCTTGACGATACGGTGGATGGGGAGTCTGTTGTCTCATCGAGCGTGGCAAGGACATACACAGCCATCAAGATTGAGGCTGGGGAATACCTCTGGTTCTGCCATCCAGATCGCGTCCCAGACTTGGCGACTATCAAGGATGACGCGACTGGTTTTGGTATTGATGGAGCCTACCAGTCTGATATTGTGCATACTAACCAGTGGGGATACCAAGAGACCTATCGGCGCTGGCGCTCCACGAACACTGGCATCTTCCCATCGGGGACGAATATCACGGTAACGTAACATGCCTATCGACATCACTGGATCCTTCACTCCTTCTGCGGGAGCCAACGCCTTCAAGATTTACGATTTCATCGATATCGATGTCGGCACTCCCGTCTCCAAGACACTTGCCTCTGACGCATTCACACAGACGACGGTCTACCATGTTCTGCAGCCCCAGACTGGAACCGCAGACGATCTCGCGACAATTACGCCCATAGCCGCACCTTCGGCTCGTTCTATCATCCTGCTGCGTTGCGAAGATGCTGCCGACACGATCACGATCAAGCACAATGTCGGGAACATTCTAGTCTCGGGTGGCTCAGACTTTGTGCTGTCGGGCCAAGACGATTTCGCACTAGGCTTCTATGATGGTGTGCTATCGAAGTGGGTGATGATTGGTGGATCCGTTGGTGGCGCTGGCGGCACCCTTAATGACGCCTACGACTTTGGTGGCGTAGGAGCTGGTCGCGTCATCACCGTCGACAGCGGCTTACCGGTCACCCTTGAGGGTGTTACGGACTACGGCCTCCTCTGGTTCCAGCAGAGCGGCGACGCCGCTCCTCGTCTGTCGATCTACAGAGACGGCAAGCTGGAATGGGGGAGTGGTAGCGGAGCCGCCGATGTCGTGCTTCAGCGGGCTGCGGCCAACGTGCTGGCTCTTGCGGCAGACGACACGCTCCGTCTCAAGAACATCGACACGGCAGCAGGTGATCTGCTAGTCAGGCCAGCAACCGGCGTGATCGATCTCATACACGATGGCGGTGCGGCGAGCATGCGCGTCACTCGCTATCAGGACGGAACCGCTGGAGCCTGGTTTGAGGGCCTTCACGCCCGCGGGACTGAGGCCCTTCCGACTGCTGTCCTGTCTGGCGACGACCTTGTCGTTATCGAGGCGTCTGGTCATCATGGAGGTGCCTTCGTAACAGGTGGCCAGCTGGTCTTCGAGGCGGCCGAGAACTGGGCAGGGGCTGCTTGGGGAACCCAGATGCGGCTTCTCCTGGTGCCCATTGGAACCTTCAGCAACGGCACCCAAATCATCTGGTCTGTCGCCGGCGGCGTGATTACCGTCGCCCATGAGCGCGCGACGATCCTCTCGACAGTTGCAGGCGACTTAACGCTTGATCCGGCCGGTAACATCGACGTTCTGGCGAACACACTCCGAGTTGCCTCGCTCGACACGGCGGCGGGTGACCAGATAACCCGGCCGGCAACGGGAATTTTTAGTGTCATACGAGATGGCGGTGCGGCGGGGAGTTACGTCACACGCTACCAGGACTCGGTTAGTGGGGCGCAATTCGTGGGGCGCCACGCGAGGGGAAGCGAGGCCACTCCCACAGTCCTTCTGTCCGGCGACGATATCCTTGTTGTGGAGGCCGTAGGCTACAGGACTGGGGCCTTCGCGACAGGCGGGCAGCTGGTCTTTGAGGCATCGGAGAACTGGGGCGCGGTCTGGGGAACCCAGATGAAGCTCAGGATGGTTGCTACCGGTGGCTTCAGCCTCGCAGACCAGATTATCTGGTCTGTGGCCAGTGATATCCTCACTGTCGCTTATCAGCGGGAAACGATCCTGTCCACGGTTGCAGGCGACCTGCGTCTATCCCCGTTCGTCGACATCGATGCCGACGGCAACGCGATCGAGAATGTTCTGTATCAGGACTTCGACGAGGGCGCCGCTCCTGGGACTCCACCGGCAGGCCATGTGCGACTTTATGCGAAGACGGACGGCTCGATCGCCTCCAAGGACGATGCAGGCGCGGAGACAGTCCATGGCGCGGGCGGCGGCTCTGGTGATGTAGTTGGCCCCGCGAGCGCCACCGATATGGCCGTCGCGCTTTACGATGGTGTTACGGGCAGGCTCATCAAGAACTCGGTCGTCGTGTGTGACGCTTCCGGGAACATCACGGGTGTTCTAAGCATCACTGGTCCTGCCGGGGGGTCCACTATTACTGGCGGCACGGGGCCAGGCGATGACCTAATCCTCATCCCTACCAGCCACGCAACCAAAGGCGACCTGCTGGTAGATGACGTAGACATATTCAAGGTCGTCCATGAAGCGTCCGGTTCCGCCAAGTTCCAGGTGCAGAGGGCCGGGTTGGCGCAGCCATCCTTTACGATGCAGGCCGGAGCCACAGCTGGGGTTATGAAGTTCGGGTCTGGGGCCATTGCCCCGGATGCGGGAATACAGCACAACGGTGCGGGCAAGCTTCGTGCGGACGTGACGGAACTTCTGGTTTATCCGGGCATCGGCGCGGGCCTGGCGCTGGATTACGTCGTCGGCGGCGCCGGCACATTGAGGCTCACCCCTCACGCGGCCCAGACCGCCGATAGGGCTATCAGTTTCCCTGACGCCTCTGGCGAGGTGGCGTTGGATTCTGAACTACACGCCGAGGCCCACGCTGCATCCCACGCCGAGAACGCTGCCGATGAATTGGATGCTGCAAGCCTAGGCTCAGGCGCGAGCACAGACGGACAGGTTCTCACTTCTGACGGCTTGGGGGGCGCAGCTTGGGAGGCTGCGGGCGGTGGCGGCGGTTCCAGTGCTGTCGCCGCCACTCTGGTCGTGCCTGGTTACATGCCCTCTGTCGCTGCCAACGATCTCTCGTTGCATGTCCCCAACCCTGGCGGGGCTATCACCCTCACGAACTACGAGGCCAGGGGTAGGCTGACCGACAACGGCAGCATGACCCTGCGAATCACCAACATGGCCGAGCTGGACGGAGCCTGGCTCGACTCTGACGGCGATGGGCAGGTAAACACCGACAATACGACTGAGGCGGGGCTTCAGATCGGGACGGCGTTCAACCTGCTGGAGGACTCCACGGACTACTTCTGCTTCGGCTACGTCTCTGCGTTTGTCGGCCTCCAGTTCGACCTTAGCACCCTTGGCAGCTACGCCACTCCCACCTGGGAATACTGGAACGGGGCAGCCTGGGCTAGCCTGACCGTCACGGACGGGACATCAAACTTCTCCGTGGATGGGCAGGTGACCTGGACGCCACCCGGAGACTGGGCGGCAGTCGCGCTCACCAAGGATGCAGGCGGCTCGACCGCTAGTCTCTTCTGGGTGCGTGTCAAGATGGGCACGGTGACGACTGTAGCGACAGTCTACGAGATCAAGACGCTGGTCTGGCGAGAATCGTTCACGATAGCCGCCGACGCGCAATACGCCGCCGCCGCTCTGGGCTCGAACAGGGCATGGGTGCAGAGCGAGTATCTGACGCTGGACATCACGACGATCAACAACTCTGCAGCGATGGGTTGGGTGGTCGTAGCGAAAGGAACCTGGGACTGATGGCCGCTATTACGAGTCTGGAGATAGAAGGTAATGTCATCGTCCTGAGAGAGGCCCAACTTGGTGAGGTGCGAATTGACACTCAGGTCATCGCGACCAGTCTCCTGCGACCCTGGGACAGAGAGGAGGCGCGGCTGACCATCGCCTCCCAACTACCGGAGGAGGTGGGGCCGCTGCTCATCGTGGAGCTCGGCCCGTTCTTCCGGGGTGAGTTCATCGAACGTCCGCCCACTTTGCCCGCGCGGGCCTACCTGAACGGGCTCACCTCCAGCGGCAATCTGGGCAACAGGGCGAACGTTTACGCGAGCGGCTGCAACTTCTCGGGGGCCACTATCGGGAACCTCACTTACGTTGACCTGGTGGACACGAGCTGCGACGGGGCCGTGTTCACCGGCAAGCTGACGTTGGTGCAGGCCCACAACACCAGCTTTGCAGGCTGCACGCTCCCATCCGAGGTTCCGCCCGATCTGTATGGGATGGTTGAGGAGGCGTTCCGGCAGGGCTACCAGCGACTGCCGAACAACATCAAGACGAGAGTCCGGAACGCGATGCTGAAGACGCTCTCCTGGGTTGAGGGGATTGAGGACGGCAAGAGGTACTTCCACTCTTGGTATGACGTAAGCAAGAAGATGATTACCGAGTTCGGGTTTGCCGGCTTCGACGAGATGATGCGCCGCATCTTGGGGCCGTGGCCCAACCTGATAGAGCACTACGACGCCGTGCTGCTCCGGCTGAAGGCCGAGGGAGTTATCTAGGTGTCCTACGTCTCCCCGGCCAACATCTACTGGTTCACCGGCTTCGAGGCGGGGGCTGTTGGGCACGAATGGGCGACCGACACAGGGGGCACCTACCAGACCACTGAGGCCCTGATAGGGTCGGGAGCACGCCGGAAGAAACTCTCTGGCGCCACCTGTATCTCCAAAGACCCTGGCTTCAACCAGGACTGGAGCGTCATCCAGTTTATGGTTGACTTCGACACAGCGGGCAGCAGCGCGGACAAGCATATGTGCGGCAAGCTGGTCAAGGCAGGGATTTTTCAGCGCCGCTTGGGGTTCATCCGGGCCACCTTAAAACATACCTGGCATCTCTACGACGCCAGCAACAACTCCCTTGCTTCCGTGACCGTCCCCCGTGGGACTTTGCTGAACGACATCTGGTACATCATCTGGCAGTTCAAGGCCACGGCGCCTGAGTACCACGTCATCGACATCTTCCATATGGATTCAACCGGAGTGACCGGCACCGACGACAATAGCTACCTGGAGCGGACGCCCAAGGACCACGCCAGGCTGGTCTACACCTCCGCCAGCGACATCAGCACGATAGACCGCTTTGACGTAGAGGCGAACATCATCTCGGGCGGCAAGAGTCCGCCTGCTTGGGCGGGTATCATGGACGATGCAGTGGCCCTCGATGCGCCCGTGGCACGGCTGGGAGTGCTGTGCTCCCTGGCAAACGGGAACGTGGGGGCTCCCGATAACGATTGGGAGGACTCCGTTGCCGGCGGGTCAGACGATGGCGACTATGCTCAGTGGAACAACATCCCTGCCACTGACTCGACCTTCAACCAGAGCCCCGACACTGGTGGCACGGACCGCCAGATGTCAACGATGCAGGGCAGCGCTGAGATGGTCGACTGCTTAGCTAACCGAGGGGTCGGGAACATCACCAACTCTGGCAAGGCGCGGCTCATTGAGGGTGTGGCCTACGTCCTACGGCACGCAGACCAAGGCTCCATCACGGCGGATATCCTTCCCACCCTGCGAATCAGCGGTGAGACTGCTGTCGCTGGCTCGGCCGTGCCGGACTCTACCCCTCTCAAGAGCAACGACAACTTCTGGTGGCACAAGCAGACACCTGAGGCTATACCTACCCGCTGGACGCCGGAGAAGCTGGACAATCTGGAGGCGGGAGTGACAGCCAGTGGAGCGAGTGCGACCAACCGTAAGGTCTCAAACATCTACGCGATGGTGCTGTTCCAACAGCCTTACATAGCGGACTGCGGATTCTACTAAGCACAGGGCAACATGAACGGAGAATTGCCGTGAAGAAATTGAACAGCCTCACCAACCCCCTTCTTGGGTTGGACGGGCAACCACTGATGAACCAGGTGGGCACGCACCCCGACGGAACACCCATTCTTGTCCCTGAAACCATCGGGAAGACCCTGGCGAACGTGCTAGCTCGCGGTCAGTCTTCGGACGCTGTCCAGGCGATGATGATAGCGATGCGCGTCCACTCCGAGAAGTCGGTCGATTTGGAGGACGCTGATTTCGCGCTGGTCCGGGAAGCGGTGACGAAAGACACGATGCTGACGAACCTGGGGAGGGCTGCCCTCCTAACGGCGTTGGACGGAGCTCAGGCGAAAGGAGACCACAATGCTTGACGCAGCAGAACCAGCCCTTGTCAATGCTGTTCCCGAAATCGAACAGATGGAGAAGAACAAGTATTCACAAGCTTCTGTTTGAGCCATGTCTCTTGGCTTTCCCTATCCGCTCGCGGTGTTCTGGATGGGCTGGCTCTACTTGACATAGTATCTTATACTCATTGTGACGAAAGCTGGTTGGAGGTACGAGCAGATGCGTTATGAGTTCAAACCGCTAGCGGAACTGGGCTGGATCGTGGCGGTGGCAGTTGTGACAGAGGCTGCCCAGATGCTGAGTCAGAGCAGCGTTGATGATGTCTTGGCGGATCCAGAGGCTTGGCTGGTGACGGCCGGTGCCTCTTTGGCCCGGATTGCTCTTGCAGTCTTCCGTGGCAATGTTGGACGTCTGGTCGGCGCCTTCTTCGGGGCAAGAGAGGGCTAGGGTGAGGGGACGGTCGCCTGCGAATCATAGCTATCCGGAGGAGGTCAGGGCGAATAGGTGCTGAGTCGCCTAAGCTAACTGTCCACTGATAGCTACGGACTCTACGAAGACGACGACTACGTATTTCCTCTCGATCGTCCCATACAAGGAGCGCCCTTAGGACAGATAGCTGTACCGGATCGCAATGGTAACGGTGCCAAGAACTGGGAAATACCAATGGTGCCGATGGCGCCTCCGGCCTTTTGTCAAAAGCAGGGGTTCTCCACTACCAACTGTTTCGACTGTATCCGTAGCAACTGCTACTTCGAGCGCTTACCGGATAGGGAGCACGTCTGGACGAAGCCTACCAAGGACAATCTTAGGCAGAGAGGGCTGCTGCCACGCTTGCCACGACGTCGGGGGGGTCGTCAGGTAGTTGGTAGCCTCGCCTGATACCACCTACCAGTCTCTCCAGATAGGCAGCCAGCAACAGACTTTCAGCTCTCCCATGATCCTGTTTGCGAATTAGGATCCTAGCCGTGCCAGGAAAGAGCTGCTGAGCTCTTATTCTGGAAGCATCCTTGTCTCGTCCTACGCCCTGAATCATAGCTCTCTTCCACTGTGAGGGATCAACCAGGGTGTAGGGTATTCCTAAGCCCGCAAGTATGCCCTTCCAGATCCCGAATCCCTCTCCGAAGGAGAACACCGACTTCGATCCTTGCTTGGGCATGGAGTGTACAGCCTCCAAGATTGCGTGACAAGGACCGGCCGCATGTGGACGTAGGAGATCTGCCATTGCAGCTTCCAAGTAGACCCGACGGGTTGTCTTTCCCTTTGTCACTACAGCCACTGGGGTATCTGTGACAATCAGATCTGGCAGTATAGCTACTGCTCCGGCTAAGCCGACATCGATGCCTATGTATCGCACTCTGCCTCTTGGTTCGCTTGTGCCTCTCCGCGGTCTACGCTCCAGCCGCAGGACAGGCAGAAGAAGTAGGAACCGTGTTGATCTGCTTCTGTGATAATGTTTGATCCTCCGCAGTGCGCACAGCTCTCGGGACACTTGATTGGTAGATCAGTCCTGATTGGATACAGAGGTGTAGCTCTTGTCATTCCTACAGCTCCTCCATCATGATTCCTAGAACTGGGCGTCCCAGCGCGACCTCTTCTCGAATACATATGTGGCGACGTAATGCGATCTCCATGGGTTCGCGTCCGATCAGTGCTGCCAGTGCATCTAGGTCTATCCTTCCGTCAGTCAGAGGCGCTATGCGATTCATCAGATCGAAGATGTAGGCATCCCTGTGTGTGAACCTGCAGCTGGACCAGATCATCTTGTGTTCTGTATATACATAGATAGGCAAGCTGCGTAGGAGTTGGGCTGTGTTCGGTATCATTCTGGTATAAGGATGCACCAATCACGCGTTTGGTGTCAAAAATGAGAAGAGGCGGATCTTGTGCTGATCGATCCGCCCCCGAGAGAGGTGAGGGAAGACGGTTCGGGTGCCGACGTGGAGACGGTGCTACCCGTACCGATTCCGCTGCCTACTATAGCAGATGGTTCCGGCTATAGACAAGTACTCCTTAGGGATCTTTTCGTGCTATTGGCACGGCTTGTCCTACGCGGATCAGTGTCTCTACCTCTTCTGGCGAGATCATGGCAGAGAGATCGACCAGGTCGGTGTCAATGACAGCTTGGGGGGTGCGGCAGCGTGCGCAGGCCTTGACGTGGTAGACGTAGGGAGTTGGGTGCGGTCCCGGGCCCAGTGGAGTGTCATAG